CTGCTACTGCAAAAGGCCCTTGAATATACAACTGTTTCTTGCCAGTTGAGTCCGCTTCTAAAAGAAGACTCAATGGATTGTCGATGACTTCGGTCAGGAATTTATATGATGTCATTTGTAGGCGCCTTTCTGTATCCTTTACAATGATATGGCTCACCAAAATAGACGTGCCTCATACTGCCGGAATGTAAATTATTTTCTCTGCAAAACTTATGGTTTATTAGATTTGTGATCTTATAAATGAACACTAAATTATTCCTCTGCAGCAGTGTGTTTGTCGATTAGTTCTTTCATTCTCTTAGCAGCAGAAGGTGAAAGCTTAGTAAAACTTCCGCCAGTTATCTGATGATTATTCAAATGTGTAGCAACTTCGCGGAGATCTTTATTTCTTTCATTTTTTACAATGTTAGTTTTTACTACCTCTTCGTGTTCAGCTTTTGGAACTATGACGTGATCGGAATATTTATCTCTAGAAGAACCACCGGCATCAAACTGTTTAACTAAAGGTTTAGAAGAGTCATCGGACGATTTGCGGTTATGAAATTCAACTGTGTGGTGACCGAATTTGTTAATTTTAGTAACTGTGCCGGTGTCATGTCCAGCATAACCATTGTAAGTATAAGCTCCAATGCCTACATGATCACCTACTTTAAATTTTGGCGTGCCGGCTTCATTTACTACTTGAAGATATGCTTCATAGATTTGTTTTGTCGTATTCATTTTAGTTCTTTCTTATAGAGTCGGAGCAGAATAGCCAGACTGCTTTCTTACTCTCATAAACAATGTACCAGTAGCTACTAAATTAACTACAATATCATATGTAGAATTTTCATTAACTACACCATGAATATCATCGAAATAATATTCAAAATTTCCAGCAATATCTAGAGCAACTTGCGTATTTCTAGTAACAGTAATCGCGCCAGTAGAGGTAGTCGTTACTGTAACAATATCAACAGCTGGAGTACCCGATACTGTTTGACCTGTGGCAGGTAGAGAAGCAAGAGTTAAGGTATCTGAACCAGAGCCAGTCCATTTGATCACGACTTCTTTATAGTCGTTTTTTAGAATTTTCTTTAAAAGTGCCATAATTTATTTCACCAATTTATTTGCTGCTACACTGATCTTACCTAGACGCTTGACAGCTTTAGTATTATTTTCTTCTGCTTTATTCCAATTACCAGCATATGAAGCTTGTCCTGCAGTATGAGCTTTGATTACTGTATTTAAAGCAGCAGCATTAATGTAAGATTTCAAAGTAGTTTTTGTCAATTCATCTAGTTGTTCTTCATCTATAGCATCAAACTCTTCTTGAGACATTGCTTCTAGATCTTCTTTTGTCAATTTATCTACACGCTTATCGAAAGTCTTTTTGAATCCTGGCGCATCCTTGTTACCGCTAGACTTGGCAGTCAATTTGTCAGCAGCAGTCATAACACCAGCTGAACGTACATCTAACTCGTGATCAGAGATACTATTAACTCCGCGACGATCATTTGCTTTTTTGATATAAGAACCTAGAGTTTTCTTTGACAGTTCATCTAGTTGTTCTTCATCGATAGCATCAAACTCTTCTTGAGACATTGCTTCTAGATCTTCTTCAGTTAATTTTTTTAAAGCAAAATTTTTAGCTTTAGCAATCCACTCTCTTGGTTTTCTTGTTATTTTACTAACAGCAGCATCTTCAAGGTGATCCATAAAAGATTTTTTCTGACCAGGTTGTTGGCGCATTGCTTCTTCGATTTTCTCTTCTTCTAGTGCTAAATCTTCAGATTCTATAAGATTCTTTGCTCTGTGTTTTGCGTCATGTAAAAAATCTGCACGATCTTTATATGAACCAGGCTTAACTAGTTTAGCAAAAGCTTTTTGATGATTATCAGGATTATTAACATGTTTTAAAACACCTGCAGGATCATCACTATCTGGTACTGTCTTGAAAGATTCTACATCACCTGATTTGTCTTTCTTAACAGATCCTGAGACAACTGCCTCATCGAGTGAATAGTTGTCCAAAAAGTCAAAAACTTTAGCAGAAAGCATAGTAGAAATTTCATCAGACGCAGTTTCCTGATCTGTATTGATTAAGTCGATTAGTGACATAGTATCCTCTTGATTAGTATTTTCCATATTATTGTCCTTTTGGAGCAGGAGCCTCAGCTTCAGGTGGAGGATTTTCCTTGAATTCCTTATCCATTTGCTCTTCCATCCGAGTACATTCTTCGTCTGACATCTTGAGAATATTTCTCATCACATGACGTTGGGAGAAATATTTACCGACATATACATCTGCTTGTGCTACATTCGTTAGACGTTCTCTTAAGATATCAGATTCTTTTAACTCGGAAAAGAAATTATCCTTACCATATTTAAACAAAATAGAATCTTTGACATGTTGCCAATCTGCATCAGTCGTGATACCTTTGAGCAGAAGTTGAGTCTTTAGAAGATCTTCAAATAGAATGTTGAAACGCTTACGGAGTTTAGCAATAAATTTAGCAAACTTAATTTCATCTCTTGAAATCTCATTGGATCTACCAATGTTAAAAGATCCTTGACCTTGTTGAAGTCTTGAGAGTGGAATGTTTAGCGCCTGCCAAAGTTTCTGTTGGAAGTATTCTGTATTCTCAATCGATGCTAAAGATTGAGCACCTTCTAGTTGAGAAATTTCAGTACCTTTACCATTTGAAGTTCTAGGTAGGAAAAAATCCTCAAGAATACTAGTATGTGACTTGGCATCTTTAACAGTACCAGTGTTGATGTCATATACCTGTTTATTCTTGTACCGTGCCATCACATCTTTGACATACTGTTCGGCTTTAGTTCTTGCCATACCAGCAACGTCAATATAGAATACTCTGCGCGCCGGGGCTCTAGTCATTCTATAAATGACATCAGAGTCTTCCATCATACGAAGTTGATTCAGAGGCCTGATTGCTTTATGTAGGTATGAGAGTGGTAGGTTAGTATTTCTATCAATTAGCCCAGAAGTAACATAAGCAATAGAATCAGGAGAAATCTTGATCCCAGTCTTTGTTTCAGAATAAGGGCCATTCTGTTTCTGCTCTGTGTAGACATAGTAATCTGATTGACCACCAATGAGAGAAACACCAGTCTTTGGATCTGTCTGTTTCTTAATTTCTACGACACGCTTTAACTTAGCAGAATCAATATTTCTTAATTCTTTGATACCGTTCTTGGGTACTTCATCAATGATCTTATGAAAGGCCACACGGCCATCAATGTACCAATTTCTAGCAATGTCTGGGCCAATCTGATTAAACTTTAACAACTTTAGAATTGTTTTAAATTCATCGATAATTAGTTTTTTAGTTTTTTCAGAATATCTCTCTATGAAGTCTTCATCGAAGTCTAGAGACACCATGGGTTCTACATCATCGACGACTAATAGTTCATCAATAATTTCCGAAACTGCAAGATCAATATCTGATGTTAGTGCAATTTCTCTGTATTTGAAAATGAGTTCATTCTCATTCTTGATCGCTGATGGATCTAAATCTATTGAGTAAGAATTAAATCCGGCACCAGAGACAGTTGATACCTCGGTGCCACCATTAATATCAGTAGCCGGAACAAAAGATTTGGGTTCACTATCTTTATTTTTGCTTTTAGTGATAGTGAACCCAAAAAAATTCAGGTTTCCGGAATCATTATTATTGTTTGCCATTAAACGATTTCGTTATCTTTTGTAGTCCAGTAATCTACAGAGAATTCAACTTGGAATTTTTCAATTTGTTGAGTATCACCGAAATCAAGCTGAATTTCACCGACGTTGATAGGATAGCAGTTATGAAAAACATAGTGGCGTTGAGTCTGTTCTGCTGCGTTATAAGAATCAGCACGACCTAGTTGTTTTACTTCCAAGTCAACAGCATAACCAGAAGCACCACCAGGAGTAACAATACCAGCAGTTGAACCGTGATTTAAAATAGCTTGTGACCATTTCTCTAATGCTTTACGAATAACGAAGTTACCGTCATTAAGAATAGTTACTTGCCAGTTTTGGAAAGAGCGCTCACCAGCAACTTTAATCATACGACCACGGTAAGGTACTTCGATTGATTGAATAGTTGAAGCAGGTAGAGAAGCACCAACACACATAAACTTTGCATGGCGTGCAGCATCCCCAGAACCAGCAAATGATGGGAATGCTAGTAGCACCTCGAACTGGGAAGGGCGAGCCCCGCCCTGAGTTAGATATGATCTAAATTCATTAATTGTAGACATGTTTCTTTTATCCTTTTGTTATCTATTTATTAAACTGTTGCTGCAACTTCAAAAGTTACATTTGGGCCCACAGCTACGAAGTTCAATGTGATGAAGTTAATTGAATACTTAGGTCTAACCATAATTGTACCAACGAAATTGTTAGTAGCAATAACTTGTGGTGTGTTATTCGTTTCATCGCAGATAACTCTGTAATCATCAATACCACGGCGACCTTTTACATCACGTAGGAATGGTTCGATTGAAGAAACAAACTGCAATCTAGTGATTTCATCGTTGAGTTCGAATAGTTGGTATTTAGCTGAATTGGCAATAGCTTTTTCAAGAACCAAGAACATTCTGCGGACATTGATCTTATCAAATGCAGATGGTTTAGTAGTTGCTGTGTGATCACCGAATAGAATAGTACCTTGACCAACTTGACTAATAACTGGATTGATAGCAGCAGGATATAGTTTATCACGTTCTGCTTTGTTTGGATTCCAAGAAAGCTTGATAGCACCTTTGATCTGGCCTTTAGTCATACCGGCAGGAGAATACCATGGGTCATTTGTTGCATCAACACGAGCACATAGACCACCAACATCTGCGTTTAGAGCAACCCAACGATATTTGTCATTGTACTTGTCATACATGTATTTATATCCAGAGTCAACAACTGCATAAGTAGAATCAAATCCTTTAAAGTTCTTAGCAGAAATTAGACGCGATTCATTAGTTCCGTAAATTGGTTCTGCAGGAGTTTTTGCAGATTCAGTAATAGAAACAAATGCAACACAATCTCTACGCACTTCAGCGATTGATTGAACTACATATGAAGCTAAACTAATAGATGCATTACCTGTAATTAATAGAGAAATGTCATATGTCTGAGAATCTTTGAATACATCCCAACCCAATTGGTAAGCACCTTCAGAGATTGTAGAACTATCAACTCCACCAACTAAAACATATGAATAATCATAAGTTAATGCACTAGAGTGAATAGTACCATTAGAACCTGCACCAATTGAAGAACCAGCCAATGAATATTCAACAGTTGTTGCTGTGCA